CGGTCGCCGCCCCCGCTGGATGAGCTTCCGTTCGATCCACCCCTGCGCCTCATCCAGCCACGTTCCATAGGTCGTGTAGCCGGGAGGCCGGAGGTTTGCGAGCTGGGGATGCGCGCCGATGAGGTCGGCATCGGTGAGGGTGGGGTGGTAGGCTCGGCGGCAGAGGTAGCCGGTGACCTGGAAGGTGTAGTCCACGCCCCCGACCGTCAACGTCCAGACCTCCAACCACTGATCAGTCAGGCTGGCAGAGTCGGGGATGGTCGCGGCAGCAAGCGCATAGGTGCAGGAATAGCCACCGCTGCCCAGAGTCGTGGCAGCGGTGGCAGCGAGGATAACGGTTGCCCCGTCCCATATCGCCACCGTCGCGGCAGAAGGGGTCTGCACGGTGCCGGTGAGCGTGTCAGTGACCGTCAACGTCAGCGTTGTAGCGCGGTTGCGCTCTACGCTGCGGGGACGGGTGAGGGCGAGGGCGAGGCTCATCTGTCTACTTCAGCGCAAAGGCGTAGAACTTCTCGCCCGCCGTCACGGTCATCTTGACGTTGGTGGCGTCATGCGCGCCGGGGACGAAGGTGCAGGCGCCGCCGGAGAGACCGGAGGGCGCCCACCAGACCAGCGAGGGCGTGGAGCCGAGGCTGTGCGGGATGTCCATCGAAGCGCCTGTCCCGGTCTGCTCTGCCGAGGTGAACCGGGAGCCGGGGGCGATGCCGCCCTGGAGGAGCAGCGGCTTGCCAACGGTGACGCTCTCGCTGCTGTTGGTGGTGACGAACTTCAGATAGGAGTTCGCACCCTCCTTGATGTCCAGCGCCGTCGCGGTGTTGTCCGTGAGGCTGATGACCGTCGGGGCGAAGCTTGACAGGTTGACGATGGGCGCCCAGGTGCCGCTGGTGTTGGTCGCGGCGTAGAGCAGCGTCCCAGCGGCGGCGGTGCCGTCGGTGCGGATGTAGATCTCGCCCGCAACGAAGGCGTTGTGATCGGGGGCGCCAGAACCGGCGGTGACCGGGATCACGCTGGCGATGTCGTTGGTATCGCCGTTCTTGGCGAAGCCGACGACAGTGAAAGTCTGCGCCTTGCGGTTGCGGAGGCAGGATGCGTCAATGACGGGGGCGGTGGACATTTCGGGGGCATCTCCCAGGGTTGGCACCCACTCCGGGTGCGGGGGTTACTTGCGGTCGCGGTCAACGCGGCGGGCGGTGTCGCGCGCCTTCTGCTCAGCGTCGGCGGGCTTGACCCCGCTCTCCACGAGTCGGCGGGCGAGGTCATCCATCGCCTTCCGCCCGTTCGGGTGTTCGCCGCTCATTCAGACACCGGCATGGTCAGGCGGGCGGAGGGGGTGACGGAGAGGGATTCGGTCAGCGCCGCCCACGCCTTCTCCATGCGCTTGATACGCTCCTGCCGCGCCTTGACGCCTGCCGCGAGGTGCGGGTTAGAGGTCGCGGCGTTGATGGTGCGCTCCAGGGCGGTACGCTCCACCTCCATCAACTGCACATAGACCGGCTGCGGGATCTGGGGGATGATGCCGTTGTCCACGAGCCAGCGGCGGAACTCCCTGAACAGGGCGGCGGCGTCATGGGCGACGGCGGCGCCGTTCCCGAGGATCGTGTAGGTGACGCCCTCCACCTTGCCGGGGGTACGCTCGACAGCGAACACCCACGCCTTGCCCCCGCCAACGCAGGGATAGGCGCGGACGTAGTTCTTCCAGGGGCCGAGCCGGTGATCGGTCGGCTCCAGGATGATCGCGCCCTTGCGAGCCAGACCGGTACGGAGGGGGGCGTCATCTACGCCGATGGGGCGCCCGTTGCGGTCGAGGACAGCGCGGACGCCGTTGACCCCGGCGGTGCTGATCTGCTCGTCGAGGATGGGGAGGAAGCCGCCGTCGGCGCCCTCCACGAACTCCCATCCGGTCGGGAAGTGACTGTAGAACCAGCGCGGGCGGGCCTCGCCTGGGGGCAGCATCCCTTCCTCGACAGACGAGGGGGACGGGGCGCGGGGGGCAGCGATCGTTACGGTAGGCATATCGAACTCCGAAGATCAGGGGAGAGGGAGGGGGAGCAGCCGGATCACGCGTCGGTGGTGATCTTCACGGCGCGGGCATCCTCGGCCTCGGCAACGCCGGGGTACATGTTGAGGATCATGCTGGACATGGCGTTCTCGGCATCCCGGTCGCGCTCGATGAACATCTCCGGGGACTGCATGATGATGTCGGCGGGGTTGATCATGGAGCTGGAGAGGAGCTGCGCCACATCCCCGAGGGTGTAGGCGAAGGCGCCCTGCGAGAACATGCAGCCCTGCCGGTCGGCGCCTGCGTTGGCCGTCCGCACCTTGTCGCTCTGGTAGACCTTGACCCCGAGCAGGTCACCACGGAAGGCCACACCCGGATTCTTGAACATCCCCTGGATGTCCTCCCGGAACTGGATCGCGCCGCCCTCGCCCCGGATGCTCTCGATCAGGTCGTTAACCTGAACGTTGTGCAACACCGCTGCGAGCTGCTGCGGGTTGTTGGCGAGGTTCAGCGTGTAGATCGCGTTGAAGAAGTCGTTGGCGCTCATGTTGACGCCGCTCGTCCCGACGTTGCCGCTGACGCCGGAGAACAGCCCGGTGAGCAGGGAGGCGAGGGTCTGATCCACGCAGAGGGTCAGCGCGGCCACGACCGTCTCCAGCGTGACGGGGGCGCCCCGGCTGGTGATGCCGAACAGGTCGGTGGGCTGCATCTTCAGGATGTAGCGGCTCGGGGTCAGGTCGAAGTTGCCGGTTGCCAGGGCGGTGTTCGATGCGCCGCCGCTGGTCTCGCTGGAGGCCGCCGCAGCGGTGTACGCCATGCTGACCTTGGCGACGTTCAGCGTAGACGAGGGGCCGGTCAGGGGCCGGAACTCCATCAGATCCCGCAGGCCCGCCTGATTGTCGTACAGGTTGACATGCAGCATCGCCGCCAAAATCTTGGCGATACGGCCACCGTCGGTGATCAGGGTCGCGTAGGAAACTTCATTCGCCATCGGGGACTCCAGGGAAGGGAGGAGGTTGCTGTCTCTCTGCCTACACCCTGTATCGGCGGGCGCCCGGTGGCGATACAGATACCATTACCGGTATCGGGCCATCCGTCAAGGGGCGTCGCTCCACATGGCATCGTCTGAACAGGGGACGGTGAAGGTCTGTCCCGCGTCGTTCCAGAATCGCATCTGCTCCCAATGCGCCCCGATGCCCCGGAGTCGCCGGAGGATGGCGGTCATCCCGTCGAAGTCCGAGCGGTCAAAGCGGTATCCGGGGAGCGGCTTCACCGTTCCGCTCCCGACGCTCCGCAGGGTGACGAACACAGAGCGGCACAGGCAGAGGCGCATTGACCATTTCGGCGCCTCGGTTCTCCACTCGGTTTCCCACTCGTCAGCGTGGTCAACGTACCCCTCCCCTGCTGCCCGCTTGGCAACATAGGCCGGGATCTGGCTGGTGAACCAGATCGAACCCGCCTCTGCTTTGGTGAGATCCATGCCCATTACTTGATGCCGTACCGTGCTTTGGCCGCAGGGAGGTTCCTGACCATATCATCAAAGCTCATGGCATCGATCTCCGCATCGGTCAGCCCGCCCGACCGCGCCGGGGGTGCGCCAGTGCGGGAGGCGCCGCCGTTGGGGTCGGACTTGGGGGGCGGCTTCGTGACGGGGGGCGCAGCGGCTTCCTTCGCGGGCGGCTTCGCAGCAGCGGCGGGCGCATCGTCGCGCAGGTAGGAGCGCAGCCACCGGGTACCGGCGCCGTCGTTCGCCTCGCGCTGCGCCTTCAGCCACTCGGTGAGGCCGGGGCGCTTGCCCTCGGCGTCGGGCTTGACTGCGCTGTACCGGGACAGCACTTCTTCCCGCGTCTCGGCGTCGTCGGCGAAGCCATGCCGGTAGAGGGCGCCGTCGAGCTGCGCTTCGATGATGCGGGGGGCGAACTGTGCCTCCACTTCCTGCCGGATCTGATCGCGGATCGGCTTCAGCGCTTCGGGGTCGGTGGCGCGGGCCTTCGCAGCCTTCAGCTCCTCCCGCGTCAGCTTGTGGGCAGAGAGGGGGATGAAGGGCTTGCCGTCAATGTCCTGGTAGACATGCGCCCCGATCTCGGGGTCGAACTCTCCGAGGCGCAGGGCGCGCCCGTTGACATCGGTGACGGTCTGCGGCGGGGTGTGGACGGCGGGGGGCGTTTCATCGGTAGGCATGTCGAACTCCGAAGGTTAGGTGCAGGGTGTCAGTCAACGTATCGTCTCAGGATGGAGTGCGCCCATGTGCGCCCCGGATCGCCGCCCCATCCGTTCCAAGCTTGCCAGCCCTTGCCCTTGTCAGCCCAGGTGGCGCCCTGCTTGTCCGAGGCGTGGCGGGTGAAGTAGTTAGCCATCCGGCGGATCGTGTCGAGGCTGACGGGGCGGCGGTTGGAGAGGTCGCGGGCGCGGGCGATGCCTACCGGCGTCATGCCCCGGTTAGACGGTGCGGAGAGCGCGCGCACCTCCAGCGCAGCAGCAGCGGCAGTAGCGACGGGGGCGGGCGGGGTGAAGGTGCGGGGCGCAGCGTCGGCACCGGCAGCGCGGGCGGCTGCTCCCTGACGGGCGGCGGAGGCATAGGCGCGGGCGCGGGAGGTGGCGCTGCCGGGGGTGTAGGTGTAGACCTTGCCAGAAGCACCCCAACGGTAGCCGGGGCGTCCGTTGCTGGTGACCCGCTCAACTGGCATCATCAGATCCGGGGGGCATATCCTCCGCGTCCTCCCCTTCCTCGTCAGCCTCCTCTGTGCCGAGCAGCGCCAGCGCATCCACGATCATGCGGCGCGCATCTTCCGGGGCGGCAGTCGCGGCGCGGGTCAGGAGGTCGGTCAGGGCGGCGTCATCGTCGGGCATGTCCTCGGCGTCGTCCTCCTCTTCCTTCTCCCCTTCGATCTCCTCGATCAGCGCATCGATCTGCATGTCGGTGATGCCGGGGTTGCGGCGGCGGATCGCGCCGCGCCGGGACAGCAGGCCCAGCTCCAGATCGCCCTTGATGACATCCTGATCGGCCTTCGCTTCCTCCGGCGAAGTCGTCAGGGTGGCGTACTGGATTGACCACGCCGCCGGATCGGTCGGCAGGTCGGGGCGGTTGAGGAGCGCGGCAGCCTTCGCCATGAGGAGCTGATCGGCCATCCGGCAGGGCGGGATGAGCTTCCTCTGTTGGTCGCGCTGCCCCTTCCGGCTGACGACAATGGAGTACCCGGAGAGGCCGGAGGAGCCGCGCTGGATGTCGGCGGGGGACAGACCGGCGCTGACAGCCAGCCCGGCCTCGTAGCTCTCAATCGCGGCGCCGAGGGTGGAGGGGTCACAGGCGGGCTGCCACTGTCCCGCGCTCGGGCTGCTGTAGGTGTCGCCGCGTCGGATGCCGTGGATCTGAATGACCGTCTGCGGATTCATCACGATAGTCTGGACGCCCAGCACATCCGTACCGGCGCTGCTGACGGAGGTAGCCGGCACGATGCCATCAATCAGGTACCGCTGCGGGTGCGTGCCGTCGCGTACCCCCGCAAACCAGAACGTCCAGAGGGCGGAGGCGTCGAGCGTTCCGGCTACGGCTTCCTGCCCGGCGAACGGCTCGCGGAGGTGGTCACCGACCCGGCGATGGCAGACGACGTAGGGCAGCACGGGGCGCCCCTCGGCATCCCGGTAGCCATCGGGCCAGCCATCGGCACCGGCATAGGCGGCGGTCATGTCCGCCCATCCGTCAACGTCCTTGCCAGAGGCGTCCTTCTCGGTCATCGGTGCGAGGATCTGAAAGGTCGGCTCTTCGGGGTCGCTGACGTCCCAGACCTCCCATGTCCACACCTCGCCCGTCCCGTCCGGGCTGACGCGCAGGCGGCACTCCTCCACGCGCACAGGCTGCCCCCGGGTCGGATTGAAGGGGGCGGCGCCGGGGGGCTTGCGCTGTGCCGAGCGCAGAACCACGGTATCCGCCGGAACGACGCGGTAGGTGATCTGCGCGTCGGCGTCGATATCGACCCGCATCAAGCACTCGTTCGCCGCGACTTGCAGGAGGTGTGCCTGCTGCCTCATCGGCCAGAGATCGGGCGTCAGGATGGCGGACAGGTCGGGGGCGCCGGTCGCCTCCACTGTCGGGGTGTCATCGTAGAGCGTGGCGATCTGCCCCCAGATCTGGAGCGCGGCGTTGCGCGAGGTCACCGGGGCGGGGAGAAGCTGGCGCACCTCTTCAGCGAAGAAACCCCTTTGCCGGGTTGCGGCGTCCACGATCCAGCCGCCCTCCACCATGCGACGGCGCAGGGCGGCGGACTCGCGGCAGTCGCGGTCAGACGGGGTGTGATGCGGGAGCGGGGGGCAGAACGGGGTGAGCAGCATCTCAGCTCCTATACCACAAGTAACCGGGTGGGCGGCAGTTTGTCAGATCCGGGGGGCGACAGGAGGACATCCGACAGACCGTAGCGCACTGAGTCGATGGGATGCTTCAGATCTTGTTCGCTGCCGGTGTAGTGCTGGAGGCTATGGATCAGCGAGGTGCAGCGCAGAGTCACGAACAATCGACCTTCCCTCAGTAGGCTGTTCATCGCCCGTTCTCCAGCCGCGACAGAACCGGCCCGCTTGTTCGGGCGTCTGATCTCAAACGGCGGCACGCTGCGGCGGGAGAGGTCGGTGATCGCGGCCTCCAGAAGCGCGTTGACGCTGCTCCCCGATCCGGCCTTGCCCGCGCTGTTGGTGTCGCCATAGGCGGCGGTCACATGGTCAACGGTCAGCCCCCAGCGGGTGAGCAGCCCGATGGAGAGGCGGGCATCCATGCTTGGGGTGCTGCCCTTCTCGCTGATCACTTCATCGGCAACAATCCAGCGGCGCCCATCCCCGATCAGCAGGTGACACACCTGATTGTTGGTTCCCTCGCCGTGATCCCAGGACAACCGGATCTCGGTGGCCTTCATCGCGGCGCAGAAGGCGTCATCGACGACGCAGCCCTCGGTGAAGCTGACGAAGCGGCGGCTCTCGGTCAAACCCTCCCAGTCCCCATCCCGCCGCTGCCGCACTTCCCAGGGGGACATCTGCGCGATCTGTGCGGCGACGTTCGCGGGGCTGCGGTGTGGGCAGTTCTCCGGGGTCAGACGGATGCGGATCTCTGCCCACCCCGGCGCGGGCGGGACAGGCGGGTTGGCATCGCGGTTGCCGTCGAAGTACTCCCGAAGCCAGCCGACCGGGCGCCCAATCGGCGTGAAAGTGAGCCAGATCTTCCCATCCTTCACGGCGGTACGCTGGCTGAGGGTGAGCCAGTGCGTCCGCTTCGGCGGCT